GGAAGCTGCTCATAACGAGACAGACACGACGTTGAAATCGTTTCCCTGTGATTCTTAATCGCTGACTTGATTACGTCTAGCGCGTTAGGCACATTAAAAATATCAATAACATTCAGATCTGTAGTGCCATCGTTCGGAAGCCTATCATTAAAGTAGTTACATACCTTATCCCAAGTGTTTGTGATAAGGTAGTAGCTATTCTGCTTACCTTCTAGGTTAGCGTTTACAACAGATTCCAGATGCTTGCTGTTATAGATTTTACTGGTCTTGAAGTTGTTCTTCAGCTTGCTCATCTTGGCTCTCAGGCTCTTGGTTTTTGTGCTGCTCAACTAAGTCTTGAATTTGTTGGGTCATCACATTACAACCCGTAAAGAACAGTTGACGGTAGAACGTCTCGTCGTCAAGCTCTGGCGGCTTGAGCTTGCAAAAGTTCTTGAAGCCTTCAGCTTCTTCCTTTGAGAATTTTATTTGAATTTTCATACGACCTCTACTCCTTTCTACTAATTTAAACTTTGCATCATTAAAACTCAACGATACTTTATCCATAGGTCTATTATAGCTTATAGGATTTAATATGAAAGACGATTTTGACGTAACACCATTAAAAAAGAAAAAGAAAGTAAACTCAAGAGCTAAGGGGAATAGGTTTGAGAATAAGATTGCTAAGATCCTTAACGAGAGATTCGACACTAAAGAGTTTTGCAGAACACCTGGATCTGGAGCATTTGCTACAACACATACATTACCTGAATACTTAAAAGTATATGGTGATTTAATAACACCAGAAAAGTTTAAGTATGTTATTGAATGTAAGAAAGGATATGATGGAGAACAAGTAAGTGATTTATTAAATCCTAAATCAACAATTTCAAATATGATAGACCAAGCACATCGAGATTCTAAGAAATCTTCTAAAAAGTTTTTACTGATTATTGGTCAGAATCGTCAAGAACCTGTGGCTATAACTAATCAGACCGATCTGCCAGTGAAGGGTTGGATGTTCAGAGGTTACATTGATGATTTGGAGATAGCTATGTTTAAGATGTGTGATTTACTTTGTGTCGATGATTCTCACTTTTTCCTTGATGACACCTAAAGCTTCATGAAGCTTGCTCAGAGCCTGTATAATCAGGCTATCACTTACTTCTTCTTCAGATATATCTTTAGACTTCTTAGAAGTAGATGCATCTTTGATTGATGTGGCAGACCTTGATGCTATCCATTTACCATCCTTTAAGGATACAGATAAAGAACGGTTTATATTACCCACTCTTCTAAACGTAAACGAACCCTCACTAATAAACTCCCACTTGCCATCATTTTTTAATATAGAATTGAGAACCGAGTTCATTTCACCGTTCTGAGTGGAAATATATGACGTAAGTGTGTCCAGTGTATCCACTTGGAATAATGTACTATCACGAGCAGATCCCCCAGCCTGATTGAATACAGCTAACCCATAAAGCATAGCAGCTTGCGCGTCGGCAGTGGGTTTACCATCTTTAGTTTTCTTCTTAGATGTATTAGAGATACTGTTGTTAAGAGTCATTCTGAATAACTTCTCTCTTATCTTATTCTCTAGTTTTTCATCCGTGTCTAACTTGTCTACATTAAGATCATTAACATAATTCTGTAACGATATGAAATCGTCATCATTAAGGTCTTTAAATGTTTTATTCTTCCTAAAGTTATCAACTACAGCTTGAGCATAGTCTCTCATAGAATTCTTCGATATACTTTTACCATCCTGTCTAACCACAGTAACTTTAAATTTTAATTTATCAATACTTTCACTGATTTTATTAGCTTTCCCTTGTACATCGCGAACTTTAGATCCTATTTTTGACCCAAGCTTAGAAAAGAAGTTATCTGCTCTTGCATCTTGAACTTCACCACTAATACTTGCACTAACAGAATTAGGAGTAGTCTCACCTTGTTTTGCTCTTCCAAGACTTAGTTGAGTTTTTAAACTAATTTCAGATACATAAAGGGTCTGACCTTTCTTTAAAATACCTGCTTTGATATACCTCTTCAAAAGATCTGGCTTGTTCTTAAATACTTCTTCAACAGATACTTCCGCTATGCTATCGGAAGATACACGAGACTGAGTCTCCCCATCAATTACATACTCTTCCGACTTTCTAAGTGCTCTCTCAGCTTTTTCTAAGCTACCCCAACACTCTAGCACATCTTGCTTTTCACCTTTTGTTACCTGTTCAGCCACTTGAACTGAAACAAGGGGTTGTCTTAATCTTGCCGTGGTTGCAGCCATACTAAAGATAGCTCGTAAGAATTTCTTACTATCCATGTCGGAGACTTGTTCTATAAATGCTTGTTCTTCAGGGGTGACAACCGCTCCCTGCGCTCTCTCAACCCACGCCTCGGTAGATATGTTTAATTGTCTTAACTGATTGTGAACGGCCTGTACGCTCTCTTCAGCGAGCTTCATGCGCTCTATAAACTCAGGAGAATCTTCCCTTTTGGATCTTCCTCTAAAAACATTAAGAATGTCTGTAACCGCTATCTTCGATATCTCACCCAACTCACCTCTAATAGAACTATCATTTCCAACACTACGGCTGGAAATTTTTGTGGCTGACTGAGGTGTTAGATCACAACCTGCCATCCCCATTAAACCTCTTAAGGCTCTAGACGAACCCTCATTATTGAAGACTCTCCCAGACATACCCTTGTCGTCTGCTCCTAATTCCGTAAAGACGACTACACCATTAAGACCACCCCCTTCAGTCACTTTAAACTTTTTACATGCTTCCTCCTGCGCGGTCTCATCACCTTGTGCTGCCTTAACCAGTGTGTTTAGTAGTTTTGAAATCTCAGTAGATATAGTGGGATCTTGTTCAGCAGCACCTACCTCCCATTGTTTAGTTTCACCATTATAATCTAGTGTGGGAATATCAGATACTAGTTGTCTTTCAACATTGCCTACCCGGTCACCAGTTAAGAACTGAGTATGGTTCTGGCAGTAATCCCAGAAATCTGCCTGCTTAGAAGGTGTTAAACTGTCGGCCACTTGCCTGTAGTATTCTGGATTAACTCTGTTATTTTCTGTGCATAATAGAGAATTAAGTGATTGTTCAAACGATTCCACGTTCTGTATAATCTCAGATACTTTTTCAAAATTATCCTGCGCCATGCCAGAGTTTAAAATCTTTGATCTTCTCTGCTCTCTAAAGATAGCTTCAAGCTGCTCATCCGACATCTGAGTTTGCTGCTGTAACGTATCTTTTTTTTCTGCATCCTCTTGAGATAATTCTTTACCTACTAATATAGTTATAACTTCTTTAAAAGTTTTTTCGGGATTTTTACCACCGCCTAAAGTTATTGACTGACCATCCCAACCAACATTCCTACCTGCTAAATTAATTTTTGACCCAAACTGCGATAAGGTTTTTACACCGGAAGCTGTGTTTATAGGAACTTCAATTGATCTACCCTTTTGAACAGCTTGTGGACTACTAAGGGCAGCCAAAACCATATCCGAAGCCTGTTTTACTCTAGGGTCAACTTCCTGCTCTAACAGCTTAAGCTTGCGATTGTGCTTCCGACTAAAGCTTTCCAAAAGTTCCGTAAAAAAATCCATAACTTATAATAGACAAATAGCCCCTACTCTTATTTAGAGCAGAGGCTATCCTATTTGAATGTAAGATACTAGTTAAGCTTATCGTAGTCCACGAAGTCGTAGCGGAAGGTTACTTCAATAGTGGAAAACTCATTTGTTCCGTAATTCTTTTCAGAGAATTTAACACCTGTTGGATACACACCATATAATTCAATGTATGCGTGAGGTTCGTTGGTGTTATCAAGCTCAAGAACAGTCATCTTCGAAGCCTTAAACGATTTGTTACCAGGACCACCAGGAGCGGACAGCTTCGTCATGTCACCAGTCATCGGATCGTAGATCGTCTTGAACCAGTTCCAAAGGGCAGGGCTGGTTTGTGATAATAATTGATTATCAAAAGTAATATTAACATTCTCAGGCGTAAACTTACCAGGGTAGTACACCTTATCATTAAGTCGATCTACCACAATATCATCAGTAGCACCCGCAATAGGACTGACCTGTTTAGCTGCTGCTGTAAGAACTTGTTGAGTACCGATGAACTCCACAGGGAGACCGTAGAACTTCACTTCAAATTGATACGACCGCACAGAATCGAGCTTTGTAGATACCTTAGGAAGGCTCTTCCCAGGCTCAAAGTTCGCTCTGTAATCGTTCTTTAAATAACTATCTACCATGATTATAATTAGTTAATGGTTGCCGATTGGCTTGTGAGGTTGACCTCGAAGACAATCGTTTCAGCAGCCTTCGTAGGCTTAATTGTCACCGAGCACCAAAGCTCATTTCTATCAACTCGCGCAGGAGTGTTCGTAGTAGAGTCGCACTTGACAGCACCCTCAATAATTGCTCTTCTTGCTAAGAGATCATCAAGGAACGGGTTAATCGAGTCCTCAACAAGCTCCCAGGTAAATTGGTCGTTCGGTTCGAACTGGAATGGTTTACCAAGCTCAAGCAGCACCTTACGGATGTAGATCATCAGTCTGCGAACGTTAACTCTATCGAGAGCAGTTGGTGCTCTTTGAGTAGTTCTTTGACCAAAGATCGTAATACCCGTTGTAGTGTCATTCGAAATCGGGTTGATCGAGTTCGAGTAGAGGGCGTCTCTATCGCCCTGGTTGAGCCTAATCTCTGTGTTAGTAGGTTTGGTCAGACGACCTCTTCTGAAGCCCGCAGGAGCGAACCACGGCTCTGCAACGCTGTCTGTGAAGACACACTGTCGAGCAGCAAAGATAGCCGGATCATACCATTGTTCTGCACCGGCAAAAGCATTGAAGACCTGAACCCAAGGCCAGTAAACAGCAGCGTAAGAGGAGTTAAGAGCAGACTCTCTAGCCGTTGGATCTTGACCGTTCATCCATTGAATCGCATCTTGAACTTCACCCAGAGCAACCGGAGGAGAAACAAGAGCTAAGAAGTTCTTCGAGGTTTCAGCCAGCGAGACTAAAGCATTTTGAACAGCGTCATCGTAGATGCCAGGGGCCGCAGCGATAGAAATGTTAAGAGCGTCATCATCTAAAGCATACATACCTGTCTTACCAGCAGCTTCACCAATGATAGAGCTAGTATTAGCAGCACCGCTTTCGCCGTTAGCGAGACCGTAAGTGCCTTCGATAACTTTCACGAATCTAGGAGTTCCAGCAGCAGTGCCAGTGCCTGCACCATCAACGAACCCAGCAGCAGTGGCCGTAGCACCAAACTGGTTAGGAGCAGCGTATGGACTTCCATCTTTCTCAAGCTCAACGTAGACATACTCAGATTGATTGTTGTCTAAATCATCGTTAAGGATAAACTCAACGGAAGTGATACCTGATGGGCTGAGTTCCGTGTTGTTGAACGATTCGACTTGAGCACCATCGCTATTGATAACGATCTCATCCCTAGTCGAAATGTTGTTAACTTCAACCGAGAGTCCCTGCGTGCTACCATCTCTAAGTGTGGTCAGGTTGTAACCAGTCCCAGGGTAGTTAGAGTAAGCAACAAGATCAACATTAGAAGCAGTGTAACCACTTGCAGTCTTATCGGCAGCAGGGGAGGCAGCAGCAGCACCCAAAACGTCTAGCTCATCAAACGTCATCCCAACACTAGAAGCTCGGAACGTTGCACCGGAACCGGCAAACTTAGAGGCGAGGTAGATGTCCGTACCTTCAATGTAAGCAAACACATTTTGATCCGAAACAACGTCTGGGTTGAAAGCATTTTCAATGATGGTTGCAGCCGTTGTAAAGTTAGTGGAGCTTACAAAGCTGACAATACCCGTAAGAGTTGTTGTACCGGCATTGTTGGTGATCGAGTAGTAGATGGAAGAAGTATCAGTCGATGGAGTGTAGCCAGCGACCTTTACAGCAGGAGAAGCACCAACATCAACAGCAGCAGAAGCGTAACCAGCAGTTGCGCTACTATCAATCGCTCTGACATAGTAGAGTTGGTTAGTGGCTTCTAATATTTCAAGAGCACCTTCAAGACCTTGGCCTTGCATGTCAGTATCAGGCTTACCAAAAAGTCTAATAAGGTTTTCTTGGCTTGTTACAAGGGTAGCTTCATTGACGGGACCTTTATTAGCAAAGCCGACTAAGCCTACAACGCTTGAATTGATGTTCGGCGTGTAAATCGAAACATCATTCTCAAGAACTACAACGGATGGACTGGTTGGTATAGCCATGATTATTCACTCTCTACTGGGGTTTTTGTTTTTCTTTTCTTAACTGGAGTTGGGACAATTTTAGGTTGTGGATCAGGAACGATAGTTAACTTACCCATCCTACGATGAACCAAGTTTTCAACGACCTTGCTCTTCCAGTTGTTAGGAACTTCTATTTGCTTTTTAGGACCAACAAAGACAGTCTTCACACCTTCGGGCGTTCCAAAAGGAATGCTAAGTCCTTGCATACTTGTATTCTTAAATATCTTCATGTAAAAGCTCCTACTATATTTATTATTGTCCTTGCAAAGATAGGCTAGTAATAGTTAAAGTATTTCCTGCTGTTATGTCTTGAGCGGAACCTATATCCCACCAAGCATAAATATCTTTCCCTGCTGTAAAATCAAAGGCAGAACCTTCAGCACCGGCAGCAGCAAGAACCACATACCTAGCACCTTCAAATGCACCGGAGAATTGATAAGCATTATCGCCAGTTTGGAGAACTGCTCTGACTGCACTTGCTAACCCTAGATCAGTGTGACTAGATACGTCAAAGTTAGCAGCGTCTCCAGTGGCATCTCTAAGGACAATCAAACCAGAAGTACCACCCTGAGTGCTATCATCAGTAGGTAAAGAAGAAACAGCACTGACTTGTGTTGTTGTGCTTGTATCGTAGCTCCAGCTACCTTCAGTATTAGTGGCACTACAAAGAACTAATCTGAATTGAGCGTCAACCGCACCAGAGCAGAAAAACTCTTCAAACATCTTTTGCTTGCCTAAATTAGTCCAAACCATATGTAAAACTCCTATAGTATTTAGGTTGAAATGTTATTTAAACTGCTCTTAAATTATTAACCTATAACATGGATTATGAGTAGATCGAGTAGTAGGCGTTGATGTTAGACTCGATTC